CCATTGAGTTTAATAAAATTCCAGAAAGTTCAGTAGCATGTTGAATTTTATTAAACTCAATGGGAAATTCGTAATCCATGTCCCGAGTATATTCTGTTGCAAACATGACAATAAAGTCAACTTTTAGATCATGAAAATTAACCATCCAATTAGCAATTCTTTCGGTTATGGCTAAATTTGATATTGCAGGTTGGCTAATATTCCAAACATGATGACCATCTTCTTTCATATACTGGCCTAACCCTCCATGGGGATGTCCGGGCTCACGATTACCAGCTATATGAGGGGGGAGCCATTCGCCTACTCCCCAACTGTCTCCGGCTAATAGGATTCGTTTTTTTGTCATCTAAAGAAAATTAAAGCCATTAAAATTGATTGAATCATAAATCCTGCGCTAATTGTGAACATTTGTATTCTGTTATTAATCACAGCAGCTTGAACAAACAGCGCAATTAGACCTCCCCACATCAATAGTACCATGTCAATGGGCGGCATTCTATCACTTAACCCAGTAAACACAGCCAACAGCATTGGAATGGTGCTTGCATGGATTAAGATTACACCGATCCAATTTAATGTCTCTGCTGATATTGGGGCAACTACATCAACTATGGCCTTTTGAACACGATCAACGTTAATGAAATTGTTGATTTTTTCAACAAAGGTTTTAAGATCCATAAACTCCTCTTAGTAAAAAATGTGTCGGCCAATTTGAGCTCGTTTTTTCCGGCCCCAATTTGGATTGACATAATCTGCATGATAGTAAAGTGCGCCCTCAATACTTGGAAGCCTATACCCCTCAATTAAAACCATTTTTGCAGCTTCGTGGCTTTCTCGCCATAAATCTTGTCTTACCGGCTTACTTGTCATAACTCTATCACATGCCCAAGAAAATTGGCAAATAACTTTTTCATAAATTACACTTTTCTGAAAAATTACTTGGCATGGGGTTGTCGGAAACTGTCCAGATTTAACTCTGTTCATGACCACTTGTGCTACGGCAATTTTACCTTCAGCTGGTTCGCTTGCGGCTTCCCAATACACATTCTGTGTCATGCAAGCTAATTGACGCTGTTTTTCCCTAATTGTTTCTATTGAAGTAGGTGTTATATCAGCTTCTGCCTGTAACTCAGCAAACTTTTGTTTACTGGTTGCTTCTACTATAGTAAATGCAAATACTCCTGCGACGATATAAAATAAAAATTTTATATATTTTGCCATCGGTATATCCTCCTAGGTTAGCGCATCATAGTGACTGCGTCGCAACGGTCCAAAAATATATAAAAACCGCTACTGGTTCAAAAGAACGTAGTTTATATAGCTTTGTGCAACGCCATATTATACGTAGTTAATTGAAAAAAGTCAAATCTTAGCAGTTTATCTTATAAAAGATTCACTAAGATAGAGTTGAATTAAAATTTGCAAACTGGAATTGGTTCCATTTTGTGTAAATTGGCTTGACGTATAAGTCTATAACGCTTTAAATTATCTGCATTAACGGACTCGCTAGTGCGGATTTTGTTTTCATCTTCAAGCATGGCTGTTTCAAGATCCGAATAAGACATGCCCAATTGCTGTTCATCTGTACGGCCATCGGCCCATAGGCCATCTGTAGGTGGGGCATTGATAATTTCTGGCAAGATGTTTAAATAGCGTCCCATTTCCCAAACATCAGATTTCATACAATCACCTATAGGTGAAATGTCAACTCCGCCGTCCCCATACTTGGTAAAAAAACCTACTCCAAAGTCTTCTACGCGGTTACCTGTGCCCACAACAATTCCACCATTTGCCTGTGCAATTTGATATAAGCAGGTCATGCGGAGTCTTGCTCTTGAGTTAGCAAATGCTAATTCGTTTTCAAAGGACGCTAGAGCTTTTTCAAATTGTTTAAATGTTGGAGTAAGATCCACTATGTAGTGATCAACATTAGGATAGTTTTCTTTTAACCATTCGCCGTGAGCCAAACTAAGGCTATGTGTTACTCGACTTTGTCGAATAGGCATACTTACCGTTACAGTATCAATTCCTGTTCTAGCACATAAGGTGCTGACAACACTACTATCAATACCGCCACTAATACCAACAACAAGAGTTGAAATTTTATGTTTTTTGGCGTAGCTGTTTATCCAATTGGAAATTTTTTCTATACGTTTTTGAGGTTTCATCTTTTTAAAGTTTCAAAAGTTTTCATTTTTTCTTCAATGTGCATTTTCTTTTTTCTGTATTGTTTGCCCAGGTCGCGTAGATCTGCCCATTCCTGTTCTAATATTTCATCGCAATCTAAAATACCTAGTTGCGTCTCAATTCTTTCTAGTGTTGTCATTAGGTTTTTTCCGTTAATTTCAACATCGGAAGCATCAATCTTTACCTTGCCATTTGTCCATGGTCCGCCGCTTATTGTTGTAGTAGTACTTGGAGAAACATGTAAACCACCTGCGCCACCTCCACCTCCTACTGCCCAAACAGCTGATGCATTTCCACTAAGTGAAACGTTTGGTGATAAACTGCCCATTGTAGCCGAGTTAAGTTGCGAAAGATCTATTGTGGTCAAAGATGGGATTGAGCTAATATCAAAAGTATCCCATGTATATGCACTCTGCGGTTCAGGGGAAGGAGGACTGCTATCAAACGTAGCTAACGCCTGCTTTAACTTTTCGAGTCTATCGTCTTTTTCCTCAATGTCCATGTACCATCCTTATTATCAATCCACTCCACTACATCTCCTTCTTTCCATCCTAGTTCATCGCAGACTTCGTTGCCTAAATCCAACATTAATTCTTCTGGATTATCTGGATTTTCTATCACATTACGAATAAAGGATTTCATAGTTTGGTTCCCAAACTTGCGGACCTTTTTTGGCAACCGCAAAGGTTAAGTAAGTTTCAATTTTATCAAAATCATCTTTTGTTCTTAAAGCAACAGCTTCATTAGCAAAGTGTAATTCTACACCAAGATCTAACGCCAATGTTAGAATCTCGCGTCGTCGGTCTGTGTCATCAGTTAAGCAGTACATGCTTGCCAGAACAATACCGTCTGGTTTTTCTTTGATATAGTGCTCTAGACCAGGTTGCCAGTCCATGTGTTCGTTTTCAAACTCATAGCTATTATACCTAATCTTATTTTTTTGACAGTACACCTCTATGGTAGCACGTTGCATTGGTAAAGGAATACCGCGACTGAATTCACTGTTCCAACCTGCATAAGTGATAAACTTTCTACCAGTATTATCTTGCTCTTTACTTACTTCGTAATCACCAGGTAATCGCATAAAACCACCTGGCAGTCGGCGGCCCCATTCCTCGCCTTCAATTAGAATTCTCATGTCCATGCTGACACGAGTATAACCTTCTTGATTATCAACGTTACCGTGTAAGTGTTCTTGAAAAAACAAATGGCTTTGACCAGGATCAAGTGTTACTGGCCAGGCGTGCTTGAGACATTCGTCTTCGAACCTTTCCAAGCTCCATTTCTCAGATAATACTCTTTTGGTCAAAGTTCTACTAATATCAAGTCCCATGATCCACATGGTATTGGTTTTTTCGGCTCTAGTCATTGGAGTCCAAATAGTCCTACATCCACGACCGTTGCCAACAAAAATACCTTGGTGAAATGCCAACCGTCTACCATGACTTGATTGATTTGGAATGACCACTCTTAGTGTACCTTGCCGTTGAATTAAAAAACGTTTATTTTGAATTCTTTGCGGCACATATTCGGCTGTAAAGGCATCAAACTTTTGCATAAAGTCTAATCTACTACAGGCATTTTGAACATGATTAGCTACCTTTACGATATCTAATAATGATACTACTTCATGCAAAGTTTCCAATTCGCGAACCTGAGGCGCCACTTCTTGAATTACACTTAACGCCCAGGCTGGCCAATTGTATTTCTCTAGATCATAATCAAGAGTTTTGTTATCCCAATGTTCTTGTAATGGGGTCAACAAGTTATTTTCCTTCTTTGGCTAAAGCTTCTTTTTCTGTGGTAATCTCTTTACGTCGCTCTTTCAAGGCCTTGCCCATTTCTTGGAGAGCCTTACGTGCTCTAGCGGCTGATGCCTTTACACCTTTTTGAGTAAATTTTTCGTTTTCAGCTAGATATGTTTCGAATGCTGTTTTAATTGCGTCGTGATTATTGCTCATTGTAATCTCCTTGTGAATAAATTATATAGTAGTTTTACAACAGCGTCAATAGTTTATTTGACAACATCTATATGTCTGCGATTCCAATTATCCCAGACAGTAAGTTGTTCAAATCCATATTGCCATGTCATAAAAAATCTTGACCAAGTGTTATGATCAAATAGTCGTAGACGATGACCGTCTACTTCGGCTAAATTGTGTTGACTTGTTTTGACCCAGGCACGTAGTTTTATTTCAGCTTTGTTGTCACGTAGAGTAATAACATACAAAGCATCGTGCTCGCTAAAATCTCGGCTCAATGCAAAGTTGTTCCAGGCGGTATTATTTCGTCAATTTGGTCATCGTTGTCATCAACGATTTCCATGTATTCTTCGTCGTGTGTTTTTGCAACGTCATTGGGTACACCCAATACACGGAGAATGCCCCCAACGCTGATAGTGCTTATGCCATTACTTTTGAGTAGAAGCACTATGTCTCTTACTAACTGTCTTACTCTAAGTTCTATTTCGGCATTTTCCATCAAATTTATTTAGTATCTATTATATCGCTTACAACTATCCAACCAAGTCGATCTAAATCTTCACGGATTTCGTCAGTGACAGTTTGTTCATATACATAACTTTTATGCCTGTCTGTTCTATGACTTGAACAATAATAATCAAGATAATGACCGCCATTACGAATATCAGCCACCATGCCACCTGCGTAGCGCCATGAACAACACCACTCGTTATTTTTTAAAACTTCAAAAACATTCTTAGGTAAGAAGCCATTGTTACATAAAGCAGCGTATAAATTTTGAGCATAAGAATCACTGGATTGAATCTTTGCTCGGATCCAATCGGTATTTCTAAGATCTTTTTCTAAATTAAATTCATTTGTCATATAAAAAAGCCCGCACTAAGCGGGCTCTTTGTAGAGTTGGCCCAGATCAAGCAGTGGCTTTCTCTTTAGACTTAGCGCCAACTTTGACCTTGCCGCCAGTTTTAAGAGTAACACTTTTGTTTGCACGTTCAGCTGCCGCTTGTTTTTCGGACAGTTTAGAACTTACAACAAATCCAGCATCACCACTGACACCTAGTGTACTAAGATACTCAAGTGCCTGAACCTTGGTCATTGCATTAGGCAATTCTACCAAGTTAATATCAGTACAGCCTGCTTTGTTAAGAATCTTGATACGTGCCACAAGATCGTTTGCAAAGCGGACCTTGACAGTGCCGTTAGGATTAGTTGCATAACCTGCTACAGTAAAGAGTTTATCAGTTGCCATTTTAAGTGCCTTTCAATGCCTAAGTTAAGAAAAAAAAGTAGCTGTGTTTACAGCATAGCCACTATTATACATATCACTCAAATAGTGGTCAAGCCAGAATTTTACCGTTTTTCACGGGCCAATTCTTCGGCTTTGTTTTTGGTCGCATCAACTGCATTGTCGGCAATACGGGCAAGACCTGTAAAACCAACCGTGGCCACGATTAAACCAAAAATAGTACCAAGTAGGAAATTTTTCATATGACCTCCAATTACCAACTTGAATTATAAAAAACTTTCAAACCCAAAAAGATTTCAGATCGAGCTTCGCGAATAAATTTTAAATCTTGTTCGCGATAGTATTCGTCACTATCTTCGCCGAAGAAAAACCCAGAAGTAGATGGAAGCCTTTGATTTGTGATATCTTCCTCTAACTGTTCTAGATCTTCCCATGTAAGTTCTAGTTCCACTCCGTTGAACATAGGATCAGCTGCGGGATTATCATTTTTCTTTTGCCAAAGTTGTTCCATCCAACCATGCAAATTAGGATGCTTCCTCCAGTACGCAATTTCTCTTGGTTTGCTTATGTTGCTATTAACATAAGTTTTTCCAACTTCATCAAATTCAGCGTTTTCCCACCATTCTTGATTCTGGCCGGCTCTAGCAGCAGCATAAGCGTATTGGTCTAAACCCATATTTGTCTCCTTAACAGCAAGTAAACCATTATTATATAGAAATCAGAATAAATGGTCAACCGTTGTTATTTTAGCAAGAAAGTTGCTAAGTTGTTAACAAATGCGCTATATCTGTCCAATAAAGATTACGGATAATCTCCAATCGGTGTTGAGGATTGCGAGCCCCCATGATAACAACCACGTATGGATGTTCTTTGTATCTAACTACCACACCAACGCAGTAACCGGCAGGATTAGTAAATCCTGTTTTACTAACTTCAACCGCTGTACCAAATTCGTTTAAAATAAGTCGATTGGTGTTAGGCTGCTGTGACATCACAGTGCGGTATTTTTTCTTGGACTTTTTAACTTGGTGCTCAACTTCCATTGTTTTAGAAGTGCTGATTCTGCGTATGGCCGGATAGGAGTAGGCCGCAGACACCATGATAGCCACATCCTGGGCAGTTGATTTGTTTGTGATTATTCTACCGCTTGGATCATCAAAGTGGGTGTTGGTCATGCCCAGACTTTGCGCTTTAGCATTCATCGCTGTCAAAAAAGCTTTGCGACCACCAGGATAGTTTTGACTGAAAAGTTCTGCTACGTGGTTGTTACTACGCACCAAAAGTGCTTGAAACAGTTCTTCGCGA